CTTGCGCCGTGGAATTATCACTCAAACGCTTACCGGCAAACACAAGACCGACTACGGCAGCAAGGGCCAATGGGTCCATGTTATTACTATTTACTTACTAAAATATCTCTGAACGAAACGAGTGTTCTGATCGTCGACGTACGTGCTGATGGGATTCCAACCCATCACGCGCTGCGGGATGGTGACGTAGCTGTTGGGAAAGTCAAAAGGCTTCTCAGTCCAGTTTGATTTCCACGCCGTCGTGGTCCGCTCGCGAATCATGCTTTCGACGTCGGTCTTGTCGGTCAGAACAACGGTGGCCGGACCCATCATCACACCCTCCTGAAGGACCACTGGACTCGTGTTCAGACGAGGCATTATTACTGTAGAGCCCGAAAAAAAACTCTAGATTTATTATAACAATGCCGTCTGCTCCTGCAGGTGGAGCTCGCGCGTCCCCACCTCGCCGGCGGCCGGCGTCCGCATCACCTGCTCGGGCCCGCCGTAGCGCTGGGCGTGGGTCCGCCCCGGCCCGTCTCGGGTCTTCTGTGAATCCCATGTATCGTCGGGCCTTTTCAGCCTCCCCGGGTGTTCGTCGCTGGAGCCCGGGACGTGCTCGCGGAGAGCGCGCTCGCCGGAGCGCACGTGCTGGTCCGGGCCGGCTCGCAAAGGGTCTCACTGGATTTTTGGCGTTACAGGCTGCCCTGATGGGTCGCAAAGTCAACACGCCCTATGTCGGAGCCAAGGGCAAGGCTCTGGCCATCTACCCCCTGGGCTCGACCATGGCGCCCAATAACCTGGGCCTGACGCGGACCATGGGTCGGCGTCACGAACTCGCCAAGTACCCGGCGGTAGAGCGCACTCGCCTCCGCCGCCCTCTGACGTGCGGTCGTAAGACGTGCCTGGGTGGTCAGCCAAACCGGAGTTTGTACGAGCCGAAAATGATTCGGAGCCATATTTACGGGACCAAAGTGCCGCGCAAATTTGGAAACCGTCCTCTTATAAATCTTCCTGTACCCGTCATATCGGCAGGAAACGTGCTGAAATTCGAGGCTCAGGGGTACCAGTTTCCCAAAAAGGTGATTCAGCAAGCCCATATGGGTCTGCCGATTACATCTAATTTCAAGATATCTAAAAGAACCCTCGAGGCGCTGGCGAACAAGGATCCCCGCCTGCTCCCTGCTCTTTTGGAGGCGAGCAAGTCCATCCCGAGCCGTTTCAACCGGTCAGGTCAACTCGCTCTGCCGGCGCCAGTCCAGCGTAAACTGGCCGCTTTGGAGGCCCGGGCGCGTACTGCAGCGATTTCAGGAACCGCAAAGGCTGTGGCCGCCCCATATAAGGTGGCGGCCAAAGCCCGGAATTTGACGGGGCGTGCAGCAGCCTCTGTGGGCCGCGGCGCGTCTTCGGTGGCGCGTGGTGCGCGTTTCGCGGCGAGCCTTCCGGGTCGTGGTCATCGCGCGATGATGCGTGTTCTGACGGCTCAAGAGCGCCGGCTGCCGAATTAACGGCCGTTGCCTGCACGCATCTGAGGACGCTCTGGGAATGTAGAATAGAAACGATCCGGGTCGCAAGCCTCGCCACCCTGGTCCTTGCAGATCGGGGAGAAGGGCTTGCCGTAGGCGCCCTGAGCGAACGCCGCCTGGTCATTAGGAATGGTCGTTGAAGCGACCGTGTAAAAATTACGTTCGGCGTCACGCTTACGCTCGAACGGGTGTATATTGCTCCACTGGACGGCAACTTCCTGCCGCACACTGGGGTACCATGCGGCACTCGGACGGTCTGGGTAATCGATGTAGTCCGTCGGGAGGACGTTGCCCATGGGGTTGTTGAACGAAGGCATGTATACAGCCTCACGGAACGGGCCTGGAGCGCGGCCATCACCCTGCGCCGGGCGAAGCTTGCCGTCCTTTATCAGGTTGGCGTTGTACAGGTAATAGAGGATAGCCAGGACCAGCACGGCCAGCGCGAACACGCGAGGGTCGCGATTAATGATGTAAATAAGGACTGATGCGTAAATAACAAATCGGGAAGTTGCCGCTACGCGCTCGCGGGCCGACTGCTTGGCGGTCGGCCAGAACTCGAGGAGTTTGTCGTTGCGAAAAATCTCTCGCGGGTCCATTCTGTAATAGTCTGAGAAATTACTTCTTTCGGCCCTTGGCCTTGAGCTTGGGCCGAGGGGCCTGCTGCTGCTGAAGACCACCCCCGAGGAGAGCCGCGAGCCCACCACCGCCCGCGCCACCCATCATCTGAGAGAGCATGTTGTTCATACCGGCCATCATCGCCTTCTCATCCATCTGACCGGAACCATTCGTCTTCATGTTCTTGGCGCAGTTCTCGGCAGCCGCCTCGATCATACTGAGGGTCTCGGGGGGGAACATGCTGATGGTGTTGCCCAGAATGTACATGGTCTGAATGTACTGCCAGATGGCATCCTTGGTCGTGGAGGTCGCCGCCTCGCTCGGCCAAACCACATGCAGGTTCAGACCCTTGACGAACTCGTTCTGCTCGCTGAAAAAGTCCGGAGACTTTGCCATCAGCTGGGATGCGTGAGGCCCAATTTTCTTCATAAAATCATCAAAAGTGGCGCGCGTGCGGGGGGCGGCCTGAGCCGTCTTGAATGCCTCTTCCTCGGGGAACGTTGCTACGAGTTCGTCGAGGAACTGACCCATCATCTCATTGAATGCCTGAACGGTCGTCATGTACTATATTTTAGGAATGATCTCCTTAACTAATATGGTTCTTTGGTCATGGTCTCGTGGGTCTCTGACCCGCGCGAAACGATAAAATATACCAGAAGGGCCACGAGGAACGCCGGCTTCATCATCTCGGAGTTCTTGATGGGACCCTCGTTGTTCATTTTGGCCCGGCCGTACACGTAAGCCATTGTGACGGCACCTGCGATTACGGCGGCACCTGCTGGTTCGCGGAGGTACTGATCCATTCTAGTAGTTGCTGAGCAATTTTTTAGCCCAATTTCTCGATGCGCTGCGGTCCGATGGGAATACCCTTCGTCTCGGCCGCGTCATCAAACAGGTTCTGCTCCATGTTATTCACAGAGGGCTCGCCAGCCGGAGTGCCTCCTGGGACGTTCGGTGGTGTCCCGCTGTTATTCACAGTCACCGTGTTGTCCACGCCTCCCGGAGTCTTACCAAACTCCATGTTGGATCCCGGCACGTTCATGGGGTCTGTGTTGTCGATGGGGTCCTCGTTCATGACGTCCGGCACCTCATCCTCCACCTCCGGGTCTTCATCCTCGTGATCCAGATTGAGGTCCTCACCGGCTGCGGGCAAGGGCAGGTACGTCTGGAGAATCTCAGCCGTCGGAACGAGATCCTCGATAACCTCGGCAATTTTCTTTGCAAATCGGGCCCGGAGGTCGTCGTTCCGAACCTCCTCAGTGTTATTCTCGGTGATGATGTGAGGCCGCTCATACAGATCCTTGGCGCACGCCTCGTAGCACCGCTGGACGAACACGTCATTCGCAGGCAGCTTGATACAAATCTTCTTGGACTTTTTGTCTGTACGGATCGAGCTCAGGATCTTGACGTGGATGACGAACACGGCCGCCATGAGGTTCGGAAACAGAGGCTGGTTCTTGATGATGGCCTCTGTATTCTTGAGGGAAATTGAAGAGTTCCAGGTCTTGATGGCCCGCAGGAGCTCCTGAAACACCAGAGTCGTGTTCTTCGACTTTTTTTCCGCAACCTCCTTCTTGGCCTCGAGCCAAATCTCCCAAAAGGCCTCAATCATGACTGGAGTCATCGCATCACAAAGCTTCTTGGTAAAGCGCCGCTCAGACTCGTTCAGAAGGTCCATTGGTATTACGTGTCATTTATTTGCACGAAACCTTACGCGTACCAATCCAGAATCTCTTTAATGACCGGATGGCGTTCAATCTCAGCGTCTGTGAATATCACGTGCTGGATCTGGTCCGAAGGCCTGAGGCGCGTCACAAAGTCGGTGAGTCCATTGACCTCGAACCCACGATCGTGCTGGCGAGGGTCGCCCGTGATGACCATCTTGGATCCTTCGCCGATCCGAGTCAGGACCATCTGCATCTGATTCGGCGTCGAGTTCTGCATCTCGTCTGCGATGATCCAGGACCCGTCGAACGTCCGGCCGCGCATGTAGGCCAGTGGGCACACCTCAATCTGGCGGTCCTCCATCATCGTCCGGATGTGATTCGGGCGGAAATGGCGGCCTAGGGCGTCCGTCAGCGGTCGTACCCACGGATCCATCTTGGCCTCGAGAGTTCCGGGCAGGAAACCGTGCTGCTCATCCACCGAGACGGCCGGGCGGGTCAGAATGATCCGGTTCACATGGCCGAGCTTGAGGGCCATTGCCGCCGAGTTGCACGCAAGAAGGCTCTTTCCGGTACCGGCCGGACCAGTACTCACGACGACTGGGATCAGGCGATTATCGAGAAGGGACTTGTAGCGAATCTGAACCAAGTTCCTCGGGCTGATCATTTGCCTTTGGTCACTCTTATTTTTTGGGCCATTTTCTGCATATTCATAAGACCCGGAAGGAGGTCGAACGGCGTGTCTTCCGCCTCTGGTTCGACAACGGCCTGAGTCTTGGGTTTGTCCCAGCGAACCTTGAAACTGACCGGGCCGATCATAGCCACCGTGTATCCTAATTTCTGAACCTGGCGACAAAGGTACTTGACAGCCTTGGGGAGGTCGTACCGTGGAAATCCCACGACGAACGGGGGGACCGTAAGGAGGGCTTCCTTGTGTCCTAGTTCGTGCGACGTGCGAATTTTGCGAGAAAATTGCTCAAGGATGGCTTTATAGGTCTCCTTCTTGACGTTCTGGCGAGCCTTTTCCAAGGCGGCCATCTCTTTGGCGGTCGGGGGCGACGCCATCTCTAGTCTGTTTTGTTATTTTTCTAACGCTGATATGACTCGAGCGGCGGTACCATCACAGGCTTGCTCAGAGCATCCTTGAGCTGGGCGTCCAGAGCGTTTTGGACCGTTTCCCACGACTCATACCGATCTGGCTTGTACGCCTTGGAATAGTCCACCTTGGCCGTGGGCGTCTCGTTTAGGATGTCGACCGAACCGTTCTGGTTCACCCGGGCCTGGACATCGATTTGTTCACCGTAGTAATTCTTGGTGTTCAGGAACATGAAGCGCGAATTGTACACGCCGTCACCCTGGTGATTGATGAACAGAGTCTCGAGGGGGCGATAGTCGTCCTTGGTCGCTATGATCGCATCGATGATAACCTGAGTCACGTCAGGCGACACGCGATCGCCCGTCTGAGTGATCGCTTCCTGTGCGTAGGTTGCCGTCTGACGGCTGTTCCAGACGAGGAATGCGATCACGAGCAGAAGGACTACTGTAATCAGGTCCTTCATATTACTTTAGCGGATGAAAAAAGTTGGTCGGCGCGTTTCGGGACGGACGAAAAAAACCGACTCAAAATTAATGGCCCTACTGGTCTACTCCGACAAGTGCAAATGGTCGCTCGAGATTATGACTTTCATCAAGAGCCAACCGGCTCTCATCGAGATTGTCCGATTCCATAACGTCAATACACAGGGTGTCCCTTCAAAGAAGATCACCCGGGTCCCTACCCTCGTGACCAATGAGGGTCAGATGCTCGTCGGTCAGGAGGTCAAGAACTGGCTCGTGTCTATGATCCCGAACGACTTTGACTCGTGGGACAGTACGGGCAATTTTTGTTCCAACTTGGATGGTACTGAGAACGCCTGCCTGTTCGATCTCGACAAGTACGGCGAGTCCCTCCAGCCGGTGATGACCCCTGAACTCGAGGAGAAAATTGCAATGAATGTAACCGAGGCGATGCAAAAATCCAGAACTTAGAGATTCGACGCGCCTTCAGAACAATGTACCTAAAAACCATCCAGGCTTCGGCCATAAAGGCGGTTTTTGAGGTGCTCAAGGACATCATCAATGATGTCAACGTGTACTTCACGGCTGCTGGGGTCCACATCCTGACCCTGGATACTGCGCGCGTGACGCTCGTCCATATGACTCTCGGATCCGAGAACTTTGAGGAGTATCAGTGTCCCACGGACATGGCTGCCGGACTCAACATGGGCAACATGTACAAGTTGCTCAAGTCCATCTCAGGGGCCGACACTCTAGTCATGCGTATGGAGAATCGGGACTATATCGACTTGCTGATCGAGAACCCGGTCAAAAAGTCGGCGACGAGCTTCAAGCTCAAACTCCTCGACATCAACGAAGACATCCTCGGGTTGCCCGACATCAACATGAACGTCGTGACCACCTTGCCTTCGGTCGACTTTCAGAGGATCGCACGCGACATGGGCAACCTGGCACAAGAGATGAGTATCATCCGCGACGGCACGTCCCTGACCCTGAGCTGCCAGGGCGACTTTGCGGATCAGACGACCACCATCGAACTTCCCGAGTCGGTCAACCGGACGGGCGCCAATTTCAGTCTGAAATACATCAACCTTTTCACAAAGGCGACGAATATGTGCGCATCGGTTCAGTTTATGCAGGATTCTACTAATGAAAATATGCCTATAGTTTTCCGGTACACGATCGCTAACCTCGGAGACCTCCGCTTCTATTTGGCTCCCAAGATGGATAGTTAAACATTTAGTAACGTAATACCAATAGATGGAGAGTAGGTACAAAGAAAGGGTCCAAGGGTGCAAGACGGAAGAGGAGCTCGTCGAGTATCTACTCTCGGCCATGCCTGTGATAAAGGAGTACACGGCGAGTGACGAGGCGCCTGCGACCGAGAAGGTGACGCGGGCCTTGGGATTCGAGCTCAAGACGCGCCGGGGCGTCCAGCGCCAGGACATTTACAAAAAGTACCTGGCCGAGGTTGAACATGAGTTTGACCAAGGTGCTACACAAGGGGCACCTGTCCACACATTGCCTTGTCTGGGGTGTGGTCAATTTTACACCAAAATATTCGACGAAGCGGTCAGTGAGGAAATCTGCGGGGCCTGTGGACGAATGGACTACGTGCAAGGTGAAGAGGTGGGATTCAAGGAGGAACAAGAGATGGAGAAACACGTCATATATTCTTACAAGCGTGAGAATCACTTCAACGAATGGATCAGTCAATTCCAAGCCAAGGAGTCGACGAGCGTGCCCGAGGAGGTCTTGAATCAGCTCAGGTCTGAATTTAAGAAGCAAAAGATCAAGGACCTGAATGAAATCACACACGAAAAAGTCAAGGCTCTCTTGAAGAAGCTAGACAAATCAAAGTATTACGAACACGTACCTTATATTGCAACTATACTCAGCGGTATCACCCCTCCAACGATGCCTCAAGCCCTTGAAGACAAGCTCCGTCTCATGTTTCACAAGATTCAAGCACCGTTCGAGAAGGTCAAGCCTGCAAATCGCAAGAACTTTTTGAGCTATTCATTTACCCTTTACAAATTCTGCGAACTCCTCGGCGAGGATGAGTACCTGCCGTGCTTCCCCCTCCTCAAATCCAAAGAGAAATTGTACATTCAGGACCGGATATGGGAGGCTATATGTCAAGAGCTCTCGTGGCAATTTATTCGGAGCGTCTAGTCACGCATGGCCAGCCACGGGAAGACCATCAGTTCCTCCTCGGTGTATGGTGGCGGCTCGAACTTCTCAAACTCGAGGGGTCCCGATTTGTCTGGGAAATTGATGAGCATACCCGCCTTGAGACCAGTCAGTTTCATATAGTTACGAATTTGATTCCGAAATTCATCCTTGAGTCTCGAAGTGGACTTGAGCTCCAAGATGAACTGGCCAGCCACTATAAGGTCGGCACGAAGGTTACCGATGTTATGACCCCTGAATGACACGGGCAGGATCCGCTCAGACTCGTACGAAAACCCGTCTTCGCGCAGGGCGATTTCAAACGCGTTGTGATAGACGCGCTCGGAATAACCGGGACCAAGGGTAGTCCAGATGTCTTGGGCAAGCTCAATGCAGCGATCCATGAGTAGCCAAGATGTATGCAAATATGAAAACCTGTCCTAGGACCGTCATCTTGGCCAGGACAGGACCTGTTTTCCACTCGGCACCGTGCCACGTGGGATTGAGTGTAAATAGGGTATCGACCGCGACCCCTAGGCCGAGCCCCTTGAGAACGAGTTCCCTAGGGACCGGCCCGGACCATACGACCACCATCGCGGCCGCGAACATGGCGGCCGCAGTCGCGTCTTTGATTTGACTAATTTTCATACTAAATTAGACGTGGAAATTTTTAACGCATACGGGCCAGAAGCTGCGTGTTGGTGGGCGCGCCCGCCCCGATACGCAGAGTCCGTGCGCGTTCACGTGTCCGTGAACGGCTGCGCGAACGGGAACGGCTCGTTCCTGCGCCGCCTGCGATAGCCTTGGTGCCCACGCGACCAGCGAGCGTGGCTGCCTGGTAGGCGTTGCCCGAGGTCAGGACGTGAACGGTCGCACGGACGTTGTACGCAAGTCTCGGAATAAAATGGGAGATGATGGCCAAGAACGCTATGAACATCGTCCAAGCCAGGTAAAACTCGAGGTTCTGGCGGGCGCGGTTCCCCGCCTGTTCGTACTGTCCAATCTGGTTGTCCATGGCAGTGACGGTTCGGCTCGTCACGGATGTGACCACCCACTTGACGGCGAACATGGGATTGAACGCGGTCGCAACGGCTCCACCCACGTTAATAACCTGTTGACGGTTCGGAGCGTAGTTCATCGCGCGCGCGCCCCACGACCGGGCGGCCAAAGGGGCGTTACCGGCGGGCGTGGGCGCCATGGCGGGCAGGCCGCCCGCTGGCAGCTTCGGGAAGTGCATCACAGCCGTGATGGCCATGGCGCTAAACCCGAGGGCCAAAAGAACGCGACGGAGCGTAGAGCGGGACAGACACGACAGCGCCGGGGCCGGGTGTTTACGAAGCTCACGGCTGAGCGCCTGTTTGCGCTGCGGCGCCGGGGCCGCTAGGGCCATCTGAACTCCAGTGGTCAGGGCCAACCGACGGTTGTGACGGACCGAGCCGTTCACAGATGTGGAACGGGGACGCCACTGCTGGATTTCACGCAGGGTAGGCATGTATTAATTTAGATTGAGAATTTATTTAACCTTTAGGTACTTGCGGCTGATCCACTTGGCGTCCTGACGGTAAATGCGGGACGCACGGGGCAGCGTACGCTTGGTCAGGGTCCCGATGGCGACCAGACGGCGCATCACGGACAGGGGCTTCTCACCCTTGCTGATACCCTTGGTCAGAGCCTTGTGGCGGTTGGTCATGGCCTCGACCGGGTGGTAGCCGTACCGGGTGAGCATACCACCCTTGAGTGGGCCGATGACCTTCTTGGAGCGGCCGATCGCGCCCACATCATAGGCCGGAACCGACGCAACGCGGCGGGTCGTCGGCTTGCGCACGTACGAGTAGGCGGCGCGACCTTTGGTCGCCCGGACGGTGATCTTCTTACGCGAAAGCTTCACGATGTGGCTGGAACGGATGTGATGTTTCATTTTGAAATGTGTCGAGAAATTTACTGGGACAGACCCTTCATGAACAACTTGAGCTTTTGCTCCTGACCCGCTGCAAAGTCGAAAATGTCTAGGTCACCTGAATTTAAATTCAAAATTGGAAAGTCGTACGTGGCCCGAGAGCGCATCTGAGTCGCGATTATGACCATGGCGTAACTTTTCATGTCCTTTATTTCCGGAATTTTGTTCCATTCAAAAGCCATGACCAGCACGTCATCGCGCGGGTGGCTCAGAAATGGCGCGCACGGAATGGCCTCGGCCGTCGCACCATCTATGTAGTGCCATCCATCGTTCAATTTAGCAGAAGAAATGATGAAGGGTATAGCTACGGTGGCGCAGACGGCATCCACGACGTTCATATTAGGGGTCGAGTCCATCGAGAAATAGACCGTCTTGCATGTATTCACACAGTAGGACGAGATGTGGATTTTGATAGGGTACCAATCCCAGAGCTCCTTGAACGTCATGGTTCGCTTGCCCGTGAACTTTTCAACCATGTCCGAGAAGACGGTATGCAATTTTGAACTAGAAATGAGTCCCCACTCCTTGAGGAGGCTTTTGATATTGGGTTTCATCATTTGCTTTATGGGCACAGTAAGCGTAAAGTCGAGGACCTTTGTGGTGTCCCCCTTGCAGAGGGCGAACACAAAAGCCAAAAGGGCCCCGGCCGACGCTCCTGAAATCTCTTCAAGGTCATCGAGCCGGCCCGCCTGTTTTAGTTTGGCCAGGGCTCCCAAAAAGGTGAAATACCCCATGGCTCCTGGGCCAATGGCCAAGTACTTGACCATCCTTCTATTTTAAATGTAAATTAGGACGCTGGACCCGCCGCACGCTTAGTAGTACTGGGGGAACTGGGAACGCAGGGTCGCGAACACGATGGCGAACACCAGGGTGTGCACGCCCACGGCCGCACCAGACGTCTGGCCGCTGCGGAAGATGCCCGCCGAGCCCGGGGGCAGGGTCAGCAGCACGCCCGGGGTCAGCAGCACGAACAGCAGGGCCGGCACGAACAGGTCAGCCGTCGTCAGGCTGAGGCCCAGCACGTACGTGGCGATCGCCCAATAAAGGAGAGCCAGCACAGCGGCGTGCACGACCGCCTGAACCAGGAGGCCGGCGCCGGACGGCAGGGCCAGAAGCAGGCCCGGGCTGAGCACGGCGAACAATAGGGCAGGGGCAAGAACCTTGGGGCCGGTGATGTCGATCATTTAAAAGTAATCAACATAATTTTCGACCCATGCATAAAAGTTCTGGGAAGAGACCCGGTCTGAGATGATCGGTAGGCCTGAGATCGAGTTCCACATGACGACCTGGACGTGGCCTGGCTCGTCGTTCGTGTACCACTTCGTGGGCTCGAGTACGAGCTCGACAAACTGCGGAAAACCCGCGCGGCACTTGATGTAGTTCTGCTCCATATAGTTCCTCAGGTGCATCCACCCATCCAGGATCTCCTGAGAGTACATGTCCTGCCAGTCTTCGGGGTGGAGCTCGGGATCGAACTCATCCGAGCCGTCAGAATCGTACACCTGGTCGTAGTTGTACGCGTCACGCGAGTACTCGTCATTCAGACCCATGTCTGCTATTCTTACTGTAACTGGGCTACAGATCCTTAAGCCCGGACACCGTCACACCAGCCGTCTCTTTGATCGGCGCCGCATCCAGAATCGCCTGGAAGGCCCCCTCGACCTGGGCATCATTTCCACCGAAAAATGACCCAAGGCCCTTCTTGATCACATCCTTGGTGATTGCCCCCTTGGTCTTTTTGAGCTTAAAATTGACCTTGACCTTCTCCTGGACACGGACAGTGTCAATCTCGTGCTGCTGCATGTGTACGGTTACAAACTTGCGAAGATCCTTCTCGCGTCCGTTCAGAACGCTGAGATCTTTGCGAGCTGCAAGAAGCTGGGCTTTAAGAATAACCCACTCAGTCATTGCCGCTTTAAAATCCATTATGAAAGACGGCTACATTGTTTTTAACTTACAGAGGCGCGGAGGACAGTTCCTACGGAACTGGACGTTTACTGGTACTCCGGGCTGATCTCGAACTTGGGGCGCATGGTGTCGGGGGGAATGGTGCTGAGGTTGAAGATGGACACGGGGGTGCGCGGGTTGATGGGCTCCGAGCGGAACTGCTGGTTGGCGTTGCGCAGAACACCACCCAGGGTCTCCGGGTAGCCAATCTGGCTGCGCGGGTCCATGTAGTTCTGGCCGCTCAGAATCGCCTCGGGGCTGAACTGACCGAAATCCTCGGTCTGGACAACCTCGCGCGGGATGAGGCCCGCCGAGCTCATGTCGCCACCGGCCAGGTACGGGCCCTCACCCTGGGGCACCTCACCGGCCGAGCGACCGGAGGCGGCGCGAGCTTGCGTATTTGCGTACATAGAGTTGGACAGATTCATACCGGAGACGGCCGCGCCGGCTTGGGCGAAACGGCTCTTCTGAGGGGCA